CAGGAGACCTTTTAATATACAGCAGTGACGTTAAGCACAAAGTGAATCCACATACAGGAGACCGTCGTGTATTGCTTATGTTTTTTAAGGAAGGGAGGTGATCAATGTCTACTAGCGCAAAACTGCGTGATGCTTTAGGTAATCGTTTGTTGGCTATTGTGGCTACGGACGAAGAACTACAACCCGCAATGGTCAGCGCTTGCGTTAACTTCTTGAAGGCCTTTCCGCCTCCTGATGACGCAAAAGATTTACCAATGGCTCGGCAGATTTCTGCTAGTCTTGAGAAGTACAAGACCATGATGCCTTTTACTACGAGTTCAGATGCTTAAACCAGAGTTTGTTGACGGTGGTCCTCATTGGTTATCCACCATGCCCGAAGAGGTGCATCCTGCCTTTGAGGACTTCCGCAACTTCCTGTTCCTCGTGTGGTCACATTTGGGGCTACCGGAGCCCACTAAGGCCCAATATGAGATCGCACACCGACTTCAGTACGGTGTAGATTCCTCCCAGAAAAGAAGGGCCGCTAGACCACACGAGGATCTTTGGGACACTAAGGAGCCAAGAGAAGACATCATCAGGTGCTTCAGGTCTCTAGGTAAATCATACATCACCAGTGCTTATGCCATCTGGAGACTGATGAGGAACCCCAGGGACGAGAAGATCATGGTCGTCTCAGCTACAGGATCTAAGGCCAAGGAGTTCGTAGCTCAGACCAAAGGTATCCTGGAGTCCATGAAGATGGTCTCTTGGTTACTAGAGGGCACTAGAGAGTCAGGTGCCACACGACGTGACATGGCTGACCAGTTCGACGTAGCTGGTGGCTCACTCTCACAGTCGTACTCAGTAGCAGCCAGAGGTATCACAGGGCAGATCACGGGTAGCCGTGCGACCCTGTTGATCGCTGATGACATTGAGGTCGAAAGGAACTCTATGACTGAGGACGCACGTCAGCGTATCGTCAGGGTTATCCAGAACGACTTTGTTCCTATCACGAAGACAGAGCACGGCAAGGGAGACATCATCTTCCTGGGGACACCTCAGACCGAGGAGAGTGTCTACAACGTCTTGGTGAAGGAGATGAACTTCAAGTGCTTCACGATACCCGTAAGGTATCCGAACAAAGAGAAGCTAAAGAACTATGAGATGACCAACATCAACTCTGGTGAGACCGTAGATATCCTGGCGAGCTACCTGAAGGTGATGTTCGACAACGGAGAGATAGACCACGGTAGGCCTACAGACACACGCTTTGGTGAAGATGAACTGTACGGCATTGAGTCCAAAGGTCGTTCGGCCTTCGCCCTACAGTACATGTTGGACACAAGTCTCTCTGATGCCGAACGATACCCCCTCAAGCAACACGACTTGGTGGTTATGTCTACCAATGTCCTGAAGGGTCCACTAACTGTCCAGTGGGGACGTGACAACGACAAAGATAACTACATCACAGACATACCGAACCTTGGGTTCTCAGGGGACCATATGCTTAGGCCCTTGTTCATCGACAGTGACTGGGAACCATATGAATCTAAGGTTCTATTTGTAGATCCAGCAGGCCGTGGGGCTGACGAAACGGCATGGGCCGTGGTGGCTGCACTGAATGGGGTGATGTATATTCTACATGTCGGTGGTCACTCTGGAGATCCAACAGAAGCTATGACTAAGATCGCTGTTGACGCCAAGAAGTACGACGTTAACTGCGTAGAGGTCGAACCAAACTATGGTCAGGGCATGTGGATCGCTGCGTTCCAACCGATACTAAGCGACGTATGGCCGGGTGGTACTACGGTACAGGAAAGCGAATGGGCCAAGGGGCAAAAAGAAGCTAGGATCATAGACACCCTAGAGCCTGTGATGACCCAACATCGCTTAGTTCTGGACGAGTCACTGGCTAGGTCCGAGAGTAGAGCTGAAGAACATAAGTACTCTCTGCTCTATCAGCTAACACACATCACAAGAGACCGTGGTTCCTTAAGGCATGACGACAGGCTGGACGCCCTGGCAGGCGCTGTGGCGTACTACATGAGGTCTATGGCACAGAACGTGGACGAAGCGGCCCAAGCGGTCCTTGAGACACGTTTGGACGAAGAGATCGAAGACTTCATGGAGTGGGCCGAGGGTGGGCTGGCCGTCAAAAGTCGTGGGAAACGTAGGGCTGGGTATCGTGTGGAGACACACAGGGTCGATCTGTAATTCGGTTAGTTCGGTTAGTGACGTTAGTTCGGTTAGTGGCCAAAAGAGCCAATTGAAAAATGCCCTAAAATTAGTATGGGCATATGTTGTGCGCCGATGAACCGCGCGTCCCCCCCATACCCCCCGAACCAAACACAGCGCGATGGGCTTCTGCCGTTGTGTGGCCAAGCGGGCGCGATAGGCCGGGCGATAGGGCACGATTGACGGGCTGACATGGGCATGAGTTGACTAGGTACATTAGGCCGTGCTGCATTCCGGGCGCTGCCAGGCGGGACAATAGGCAGGCAACAGGCGGGCGCATTGCGGGCCGATACAACGCGGGCGCGGGCGATATCGTTTGCAATCGGGCGCACCTTTTCAAACCGGTGTGCACTATTTTTTTTTCTTCAATACTCTTAAGTCTTTGGAATCATTGGAAACAATTAGCACTTGCTGCTATTTACATTCGCGGCCATAGCGTGATAGGCTATGCCTACGATCAACAGACCACAACAGATAGGACTACAGACCATGACCTTAGACCTTACCGCACTAGACGCCGACACCCGCCAGCAAATGGCCGCCTATATCGCCAAGAGCCGCAATGTCATCGACAGCGTCGTGACAATCGGCGCGGACGCCAAAACATCCAAAGGCGAAAAGCTTGGCGTGCGCACGGCTGTGACATATCTAGCGCCTCACAAGCTTTCAGGCCAGAACGTCTGTGCCATGGCCGATATCGCCAAGTGCGCAGAACCTTGCCTGTTCACCGCCGGGCGTGGCGCTATGTCTAGCGTAATGCTATCACGACTACGCCGCACGCTAGTGCTGCAGCAATTGCCAGAATTATTTTTGGAACGCTTAGAGCGCGATCTTGTCCGGCATTGTAAAGCTTGTGAGCGCGATGGCGTAACGCCTGCCTATCGTCCGAATGGTACATCGGACATTCGGTTTGAGAATTGGCCGGAATGGATCGCTATGGTTAGCGCGTTAGTAGATCAATATGGCCTTAAGGTCTACGACTACACCAAAATTCCGAACCGCCGCGTCTTGTCCTGGTATGATCTGACTTATAGCTATTCTGGCACACCGGGCTATGCGCCATTCGTCGCCAAGGCCGTTGCAGCTGGCATGCGCCTAGCCGTCGTATTCCGCGACTATGCAACTGTCGAACGCCTAATTAACAACGGCGACACCTTCCAAGGCCTAAGCATTGTTCACGGCGACGATACAGACGCCCGTTTCATCGAGCCGCAAGGGGTCGCTGTGGCGTTGTATGCGAAGGGTGCGGCAAAACGCGATCAATCCGGGTTCGTGGTTGACGCGTAAAGCGTAATGCATATTGCAGCACAGATCCAACAGAAACCAAGGGAGCTTAAGACCATGACCATGACCAGCACAGAATTCAAAGCCATATGCATTGCAGCCATCGATGCAGCCAAGGTAAGCCGAGGGAAAAACAAAGGCATGCTGAAAGCCAAGTGCCCTAAGTCCGACAGTGACGGAGCTGCGGCGTGGCAAGCGATGATCTTGCAGGCTAACCCGTACAAGGCTGGCATATGGCGTAAGGCCCCTTTCACCATAGCCATGTTCAATGACAGGCAACGGGCCATATTTGACGCAGTGGGCAAGGCCATCGAAGGCTATGACATCAAAACCACTTGAACCGTGACAGGACCATTCTAGAGGCACTAGGCGTATGGTGAGATAGGATAGCCTTCGCAACGCCCACAGACCTAACAGAAACCAAAGGAACCACAACTATGATTGACCTAATCTCGTACCTAATCCCAACCCTATGGCTATTCGGTGGCCTAGCGTTCGCCGCTGCGTTCATGGCTGGCATGATAGGCCTAGGCGATGCATTCGAACGCGCAAGGCGGGGGGATCCTGATTGATCTGATAGTGATCTGATCGCTTGCTATTGACACGTTAT